CTCTAATAAATACTAACTATATAACAAGTACTAACTTAATAATAAGTACTAATAAAACAACAAACTACTACTAATAATAAATAAAAGAAAGAGAGTATAAAATCATGACTGATAAAGAACTCATTAAACAACAACAGGAAAAGATTGAACGTATCGAACAGCTGCAAAAGGGACTACATAAACTATCCATGTTTGGATTGCTGATTGTAAAATTTTTAAATTTACCTGATGAACTAGAAAGCTCACTAAATGCTATCCATGATGTATCACATACTATCAAGGATGTATTAGATGGAATGAGTCCAAAAGAGGCTATTGAGAAAAACATGACAGAGGAAGATGATGAGGAGTAAGAAAATGTGGAATAAATTAAAAGACTTTTTAGGACTAGATGAAATCTTGGCAGATGAGCCAATCCAGGAACCAAAACAAGAAAACAGCAAACTAATTGATGTAAGAGCCTTGCAGATTGAAAATCAATTACTTAAACAAGAAATCAAGCTCAAAAATGAGTTACTAAATGAGCTATCACAGGATAACATGGCTCTAGGTAGACAATGTCAGGGATACGCTGAGAAAGTGTATGACCAACAGAAACTAATTGATGTCTATCAAGAGATGGCTAATTAGGAGGTACTCAATGGACAGAGGACTTTTTGGAACCTTTGACTATGACAGAGATTATCTACAGCCTCAAGAGCCTCAGGATGAGCTTGACCCATCTGATTATGTATTCAGTGCTGGTCAGTGGATTTATGTAGGAGATTGTTAGCCTATGGATAGAGAGCACTATGAGGACAATGCCTACTGGAGACAGAGGCACCTTGAGACTTGCTACGAGCTAGGCGCTATTATCAATGAGCAACAGGATAAGATAGTCTCACTTATGAACAAAAACAAACGCCTAGAGCGTGAAAATTGGAATTTAAAACACAATAGAGGTAAAAGGAAATGACAACTAATAATCAAATGACAACACAGACAAAGCGTGACATCTCAGTAGATACCAGTATATGGACTTTTCAAGATGTCAAACGTTACTTTGATCCACAAAACCTACTGACAGAGAAACAAGTAGGACAAGCCTTGTCCCTTATCAAAGGGCGCAATCTAAACCCTCTAGCCAATGAGGTCTATATCGTGGCCTATAAGAATAAATCAGGGGGGACAGAGTTTAGTCTGATTGTGTCTAAAGAGGCGTTTTTGAAACGTGCAGCACAAAATCCAAATTATGAGGGCTTTGAGGCTGGAGTGGTCACAGTAGATGATGAGGGTATCATGCACGAACGAAAAGGAGCAATTATGCTCCCTGGTGATACTCTTGTCGGTGGATGGGCTAGAGTATATCGCAAAAATTTCAAGGTACCTGTGGAAATCTTTGTTAGCCGTGAGGAATATGACAAGAAAAAAAGCACATGGAACAGCATGCCAGCTACCATGATTAGAAAGACAGCTCTAGTCAATGCTCTTAGAGAGGCTTTCCCTGAGGATTTAGGGAATATGTACACAGAGGATGACGGTGGGGAAACTTTTGACCGTATCAAAGATGTTACGCCTCAAGTACCTCAAGAGAGCCGTGAGGATGTAGTAGCACGCAAGATGGCTCAGATTGGGCAATTTAACAGAGAGCAAGAGACAAGCTATGTAGCGCCTGAGATGGAGTCTGAAACCCCTCATGAACCAATCCAGGGCGAGCTACTAGATGATAATGAGCTTGAATTTTAGAGAGGAACAACATGCAAGAATTACAAGTAAAAATCACACAGGCTCAGGTTGAAATCATTGACCGTGAGAAATTTGAACAGAATATCAATGAGGTAGTGGCTAAATATCAAAATTACACGGTCACAGCCTCAACTATCAAGGATGACAAGCAAGTACTTGCTAATTTACGCAAACTAGACAAGCAAGTCTCTGATGAGCGTATCAGAAATAAAAAGCTACTATCTGAGCCTGCTGATGAGTTTGATAAGTACATCAAGCAAGCTATCCAGCCACTAAAAGACATCATTGAAAAAATTGATGTAGATGTCAAAGAGTTTGAAAACCATCAAAAAATGGTCAGACTGGACACGGTTAAGGCTTACATCTCAAACAAGTCAGCTGAGTACATGTTAGATCCTAGAGTCTTTGACGAAAAAGCGACAGAATACATCAAGGCTAGTGATTTCATGGCAGATGGGATGACCCTTAAAAAAGCAACCATGAAAAGCCTTGATGATATGGTCACATTTGAATTTCAGAAACAGCAAGAGCTTGAGAAATCTAAATCAGCCATCTCAGGCCTCTGTGCTGAGTATGGGATGACTGACTCTCCTTATATCCGTATGTTGAGAGACTTGACCCTTGCTGAGGTCTTTGAGCAAATTAAGGCTGATTATGCTTTTCAGAAAGAAAAACAAGAGCTAGAACGTGCAAGACAAGAACTTGAGCAAGCTAGTCAGTCAAAATCAACAGAGACCCCAAAATTTGACCCTGAGACAGGCGAAATCTTGGACAGTGGGGAATTATCCCAAAATGAGACAAACGAGCTCAGAGAGGCTGAAAATATCTTAAAACGATATACCCAAAAAATGACAGTTGAGGTATATCTTGTAGACACAGCTGATAAAGACCGTTTTAAGGCTACACTAGAACAAGCAGGATTTGTAGTCAAGCATAATTACAAGGTTAGTGGTTATCAACGTATCGAACCTTTGACACAGGATGAGCTTAATGAGCAGAATGGATGGTAAACATGGAGATTAGAAAAGTAACTGACAGCATAGCTATCTACTCAGACGGAAAGAGATTGAAAGTCATCCATGACTTAGGAGATGAGTTTATTTTAGATTTCAAGATAGAGCAAGATGATGTATGGAACCTTGATGGACAAGTCTTGGAAATTATCAATAATCTTGAGCCAGTATTCAAAATTTGTGGCTTTTGCTCAAAAGCTGGAGAGGATATGCACAGATTAAGATGGGCTATTCTACAATTTGAGGAATTTGAACGATATATCAAAGACAATCAGGATGACCTGATTGTCTGGTGGCACAATCCAGGAGGGGAATATGATTAAAACCGTGTTTTTTTCATGTGATTATCCACATCATGAGGCGATTGACGACCAAATAAATAGCTGGCTTGCCAAAAATCCAGGCATTAAGTTGATTGACATCAAATTTCAATCAAATGTGTCTGCTGTCGCTGACAGTGGAGTCAGTGCTGAATATTGGCATACATCCGCATTGATTATTTACAAAGTTCCATCAGAGAACAATATAAGCAGTATCAATTCAAATGGTTTAGGTTTTTTAATCAACTGTGAGAAATGTGGTAGCTTATCAATAATCAAGGCAAAAGATGTAAGCCAAAATGTATGTTATGAATGCAAAGGAGAGAAATAATGAATGATTTTATCAAAGAGATTGGAATGGCTATCCTATGGATGTTTTTAGGCTACCTCTTGGGAGAGCGTAGAGCTAGAGAGGACAAAACAGATGATCAATAACGTCACATTGATTGGGAGGCTTGTAGCGCCTCCTGATCTACGAAAAACGCCTAACAATGTATCTAGCTTGCAGGGCACACTTGCGGTCAATCGCAATTTCAAGAACGAAAATGGAGAGCGTGAGGCTGATTTTATCAATTTTCAAGCGTGGAGAGGCACAGCTGACGTCATTGCTCAGTACTGCAGCAAGGTCTCACTTATTGGACTCACAGGGCGCTTACAAGTGAGGTCTTATGAAAAAGACGGTCAGCGTCGATATGTGACCGAAGTAGTCGCTGAGAGCGTAGCTCTGCTAGAGAGTCGCAACAGTCAGCACGAACAAGGACAAGGCAACAGTTTCCAAAATGGAAACAACTCACCTTTTGCCGATCCTAACCCATTTGACCTCCCAGCTGACGGTTTACCGTTTTAGGAGGTATCGATGTCAGACAAAAAAATGACTGTTTGGGCATTGTTTGACAGTGGGAATGGTAGCTATACAAAAGGCGTTAAAGCTCTGAATAGTTCGGGGGGGGCGAACATTGACATCTATCCAATCGGAATAGATATAGAAAACAAGAATGATCATTTTATAAATTTGAACCTTGCTGACTATGGGCGCTTGTTTGGAGACAACACACTTTTTGACAAACTTGACAAGTTGCCAAAGCCTGATTTGATAATAGCTAGCCCACCATGTGAAAGCTGGAGTAATGCTAGTGCTATGTGCGAGGGTAACGCTTGCTGGAAACAAGAAGACCTCTCAGATAGCCTCTTTGCTCCACAAAGGGAGCCTAGCATGTTTACAATCAGGAACGCCTCTGACTACGAGAAAGCCTATATAAATTATCAGTATGGCCGTCAGTTTATGAAGAGGGTAAATGGGGAGCTTTGTGCTTTCAATACCATTGAGATCATCAAGCGGTATAACCCTAAATATTTCATCATAGAGAACCCAGCAAGTGGGCGATTGTGGAAATATATTGAGGATGTCATGGATTTCAAACTCCCACATCTCAACCTCACACGCTACAACAATTATGACTACCCTTTGCAGAAACCTACAAAGTTTGCTAGTAATCTTGATTTAGGTCTTAAAAATGACATTATCAAGCAAGAAATTGAATGGGGAAAATTCTCTAAGTCATACAACGAACGGTCAAACATTCCACAAAACCTAGTAATAGAGATTTTTACTAAGGTTTACAATGAATTTTTACAGGAGAAAGAACATGGCAAGTAAAATCAATGTGACAGAAAATATTTCTATCATCATCGAGAAACAAAAAATAGAGGTCGTTACGACCCTAAACTATGATATGAGCATTAGCTTTGATAACAAAGACGCCGCACCCACACTAGATGAGAATGGTGATCTTTTTGAACCAGTCTACAAGTGCAAAGTTCAGGCAATTCCCAAAAATGATGTATTTTTCACCTCATTAACACGAGTCAAGAGCAACATCAAGACGCTACAAGAGGTTAAGAAATTCTTTGAGTTCGTAAATGAAAACAGAGAAAATCTCTTTGAGATGGCAGGATTTAAGGGGGCTCTTGAATGAAATTGACCCTGAACATTGAGCCTAAACCTCAATCACGGCCAAGATTTGCAAGGCGTGGGAGTTTTACCACGACTTACGAAGACAAGGGCATGAAATCATGGCGCAATCATTGCCAGCTGCTCATTGCTAATCAGTACATAGGCCAGCCTATTCTTGAGGGAGCACTGAGGGCAAAGGTTAGATTTTATATCAAACCTCCTCAGTACATTTCTAAGGCCAAGAAGAACCAGCAGGCCCTCCTGGATGAGATTATCCCTGTAGGCAAAAAGCCTGACATAGACAACTACGAAAAAGCCCTATATGATAGTATGTCAGGGATCGTCTTTCAGGATGACGGTCAGATAGCTTTGCATGATGTAGGGAAATTTTACAGCCTAAATCCTAGGATAGAGATAGAAATTGAGGAGATGAGATGGAGAACTTGATAGATGTATTTAAAGAGGAGAGATACTCAGCTATAGCAGTCATAGTGATTGGTCTCTTATCATTTGCTGGGGGATGGTTTGACCCATTCAAGGATAGACCCACAAAAGCGCCTATAATCATTTATAAAGTTGACAATGCTGGTTCAGGAATACATGGGAAAATCAGTGATAAAGAAATCATTGAGGGGCGCTATACTGTCACAGTGCCCTCTTTAGGGAAATTCTTAGTGACCAAGGAACAATATGAGAGTATCAGAGTAGGTGATGATATGCCTACATACTTGAAATAAAGGAGCAAAAAATGGACTATAAAAAACCATTAACAGAAAAACAGCTTGAGCGCTTTGCATTCATGCTCAGACAGAAACGGCTAGATATGGGTTTGACAATTAGTGACCTGGCATATAAATTAGGTTATTCAGAGTCAAGTATCTCATGCTGGGAGAATAAGAAGAAAAAGCCCAATTTATACAAAGTGGAGGATGTGGCCAGTTTCTTTGGAGTCCCACTAAATATCATGATAGGTGAGGAATAAGGAGATAGAGGAATGACTACACAGGAATTGATTGAGAAAATTGCAAATTNTGTAATTGAGGATTTAAGAGAAGATAGTTCAGAACTAGAGCAAGCATTTCAGTCTGCTTGGTGGTATGAAAGCGATGAATTTACAGAATGGTATAAAAAGAAATCAAACAGAAATGTCTTCGGCCTAGCCTGGCTTGGCGGCTACGAGGTTGAGAAAGAAAAGCAGTATCTAGTGAAGTTTAAAGGTCTTAATCGTAGGTATATTATTTTGAAATATGACAAATATGATAAGACTTGGTTTTTAGGTGAAGAACTAGAATTTAATTTTCATAGAACACACCACACCCGCAAAGAACTAGAAGAAGCTGGCTTTGGTGAAGTGTTTAACAGTACATTGTTTGAAGTGGAGGAAGTGGAGGAAGTGGAGTAGATGGCAACATTTGAAATTTTCTTATCTAAAAACGACCTTGAACATATCGCAAACGGACATGATATAAAAATAAAAATTAGTCATGGTAGAGGTTCAAGAATAAATGGAATTATTTTGAAACATGATTTGGTAAATGATACCATGAACCCTTTGATAAATCATAAATATAAACTGATTGACACAGAACAGAAAAATCTTGCTAATAGTTTTATGGGAGGTGCAAGATGACGCCAAAATTTAGAGCGTGGCATAAAGAGCTAGGCAGAATGATGTTAATAGAAATTATGTATTTCTTTTTCTTTGACAACGAGCTTGAAGAGCTTGAATTGAATGATCCAGTTATGAATGATCATATTTCAGTTTATCCTGACGAAATCGTACTCATGCAATCAACAGGACTCAAAGACAAGAACGGTAAGGAAATCTTTGAGGGGGATGTTCTTGAAATTCAGGGACTTAGAATGGTTGTAAAATTCGGAAGTTATAGATACCTTGAACCTTCAAATATGGGCTGTCAATCTTTTGCTGTTGTTTATGACGGGCTTGGTTTTTATGTAAAAACTTTTAATGTCATTGCTCCAGATGACATTAGTCCATTTGAACCAGAAACACTAAAAGAAAGTGTTGTTATTGGAAATGAATTTGAAAATCCAGAACTTTTGGAGGCGGAAGAATGAACCAACTGAAAAAAGATTTTATTTTAGCTATCAATAATTTAAAAATTGATATTATAAACAACTCAGATAAGCTAGACAGCTATG